GTTCCGCGCCAGCCGATGGCCGATGCCCACCACGTCGCCGAACCCGATAGAGGTGAGGGCGGTAGCGCCGTCATGGGCGGGGATCAGGATCGATGTGACGGTCTTGAACGCCTTCAAGCCAGCGACGGTTCCCGGGGTGTTGTCGGTAAAGGCGGGTAGGGTCTCGGTGATGACCACATCTTCGGCGTTGGTACCTGTGATCACGACCGAGATCGCCTTGACATCGGCAGCCGTACTAGCGGCAACGGTGGCCGTGATGTTGCGCGGCACGTCCGGTTGGTTGATCGCGGTGGTGATGGTCTGCGGCGCGCCACTGTCAGCCACGGCCGCGTGGATGCCTGTCGTGCTAGCCACCGCCGGAAGGCCAGCCGCCCCGATCGATACCGTGTCCCCATAGGGGCTATCCCCAGCGGGGATCGTGACGGAGGTCACCCTGGCAAAGACCTTCGAGCCCGTGACGGTCCCGGCCGTATTCACGGTGAAGGCCGGCAGCGTCTCCGTGAGGGCGGCCCCCAGCGGGTCCAGGCCGGCCACGATGACCGAGACCGCCTTGATGTCCGCCGCCGTGCCACCGGCAGTGGCGGTGATCCTCCGGGGCCGGTCAAGGCCGCTGATACCCGTAGTGACTACTCGCTGGACGCCGGTATCGACCTGGGCCGACAGGACGGCAGCGACCCCCAGGGCCGCAGCGCCGATCTTCACAGCGAGGACGTTCTCTCGCGCCCCCTCGATGACTACGCCGCCCTCGATGATGGCGGTCCGCATCAGGCCATAGGCGAAGGTGGCCACCAGTGCCCAGATGAACAGTGTGAGTTTCCGCATCTTGTTCCTCCCAGTTGAAGGGGGCGACCGAAGCCGCCCCCTCACAACACTACGCTCTGGCTAGATTCCAGTGACCATACAGAACGCCGTGGGCCGGTAGCACACGAACGCGCACCGTAGGTCGGCCCGGATCGCCTGCACGCCCTGGATGAAGTACGAGGCGTGCGAGTTGCTGATCTGGACTTCGATGCCCCGCCGCATGATGAGCTGGGAGTGGGCACGGAAATCACCGACCAGGCCCGTGTTCTCCGTGATCACGTCGGCCTGCGCGACGGGAAGGCCCCAGATGCGCTCTGGAGCCGTGTCGCTGGGACTACCCCAGATGTAGACGCCGTCTGCGGTCCTGAGCAGCCGGATGGACTGCCAGTCATTCGGGTGCAGAATGACGCCGCTCGGGTTGGCCCGCCCCGTCACGCGCACGAGGGTCATCGCCTTGAAGATGGCATCCGGCGTCGGGTCGGCACCCTTGGCCTGGGTCTGGACGTTCACGACGTTCAGGATGCCGCGCAGATTCGGCGCGGCGCCGTTGCCCTGGAGGAGCTGCAAATCCAGCCGCTGCCGCAGGAAGAAGCCGAGGCGCTGGTTGATGAACGACTGGATGAACGACACGTCCTCAAGCTGCTCGTCCGTGACGGGCAGGAAGGTCGCGATCTTGCGAACGGTGCTTGTCCGCTCGGTGAACCCGAGCGCCGACTCCGGGTAAACCGCCAGTGTGCCTTCGACGGACTCCGCGATCTCCGTCGCAGCGTTCGTCGCCGTGGTCTCTTCCATGTAGACGATAGCGGCCTGGTCAGTCGCGCCGGGCGGAATGAGGTCGATCACCTGTATCGGGGCCAGGGCCGCCTCAACGAGCCGACCCGTGCGGAAGGTCTCAGGGGTGAAGCCCACCGTAGTGCCGGTCGACATGACCGTCTTCGCTTCGATGTCGAGCTCGGCCAGGGGGCCAACGCCCGACCCGCGCTTGAAGTCCTTGTAGGCCACGGACTCGACGAAAAGCTCACCGATGCTCTTGGTGGAGCCTTTCTGCCCCTCCCCGCCGCCCGCAGTCGGATGCTGCATCTGGCCGACGGGCGTGTTGAGGCCCTCGCCGATCTTCTTGGTGTTGGCGGCCGCGTCCTCGACTGCCTGGAGGCTCTCGACATCCTTGCCGATGGCGGTGAGCTCGGTGTTCAGGCGGCCGACCTCGGCCGCCTTGGACGCCGAGTCGGGAAAGCCCTTGAGGGCGGTACACTTGGACAGGTCCAGCTCATCGCCCGCCTCATCGAAGATGGCGTGGAGGGCCTGCTGCTTCGCGGCTAGTTCCGCTCTCTTCTCTACTAGTGCGTTCACATTTCCTCCTTACACCATGGCTAGTTCAGCCACGGTTCTCTGATAGCGGATGTACTCCTGAAGGACGGCGCTCGCCTTCCCCGGGTCGGTCTCAGCCAGCAGCTTTTCCACTTCCGCCAGCGACTCACGCATGGTGGATGTCAGGGCGGCCAGACGGTCCCGATTGGCGATGGAGAGAACCCGTCCATCTTTCGCCCGGAGGTCAGCAAGCGACCTCGTGCGGGCGATGAAAGCCGCCACATCAGCAAGCGACGCGGCGGCGACTTCGGCCTGGTATTCGTAGGACAGGCCCTTTCCGATGTCGGGATGATCGGCCAGCCACTTCTTGGCGCTGGCGATGGTCCAGTCGTCGTCCTTGGGGAAGCGCAAGGCCTGGACGGTGGTCGTGTCTTCACCCTTCAGCTTGCCGATGACGGCGAAGACACGCGGCTTGTCCTTCTTGATGGTGATGCGCCGGAAGGAATCGGCCTCGAAATCCTCCGGATCCCGAATGCGATGACGGATCTCGTTCTCGGTCTCCTCCCAGATCTTTACCTGGGCCTTCACATCCAGCGTCCCAGTGTCAATGCCGGCGCCCAGCATGACGGGTGAGACTTCGTGAACCTGGATCTTCTTCAGGAAGCGCACCTGCTGGCCGTTGAACGGGCCGTCTGCCGACTCAAGGACATCGTACCCATAGCTCCATTGCTGGAGCTCGGCGAGGCCCTTCACGGTTCGGTAGGTGTCCAGGCCATGGGCGGTGTCCATGAAGAAGCGGCCCTCAAGGAGCGCACGGTCCTCCTCCGCCTTGATGGCGCCACGACCGACTGGCAGTTCGTACCATTGATGACCCCAGGCGCTGATCCTGACGGCGGCGCCGTCCTCAAATGCGCCCGGTAGGGTCACGTCGCCATCCTTGTCGATGACATTGAAGGTGCTGAAGATAGCAGTAACGGCACCCTGTTCGGCGCCGTCTTCCTTGATCTCTAGGTTCAGGCCTTTTCGTTCCATGTTGCCCTCCTAAGCCGCCATCACGTCACACTCACAGCCATCGTGAAGCGGCGGGTGTCCGAGTTCTACGGTCGTCGTCATGGGCCCATCTCCTCCCTCGGGATTCAGGGAGTCCCCCGCGCCGAGGAAGGTTGTGGTGATCTCGACCGTCTTCCCGTCCATCTCTTCGCAATAGGGGCAGGCCTTCCCGCCGGCCACCCAGACGAGGCGCTGGACTCCGGCTTCGCGGTAGGTTTCTCGTGCCACGGCGTTGCCCGCCTGCACGGTTTCCCAGGCGGCCATCTTGCCGGGGCGTGCCACTTCCCATTCGCCGAGGCGCGTGGCCACTGCGGCCAGAGGGTCTTCGCCGGCGCGCACGGCGTCGCCAGCCACGCTCAGAACCTGGCCCCGCGAAGAGCCGATCCAGCGGGCGGCGAACGAGGTGGCGTACGCCGCGAGGAAGACCTGAAGCGCCGGCGTCATGCCCGCCTCAGCGCCGACCTCAGCCGCCGCTATCCCCTGCATGGCGCCGCCGTAGGCGACCAGCGCCGGCATGATTTCACCTTCAACCTCGCCCGCATAGTCGCTGCCATAGAGGGCATCTATGGCAGCGTCGAAGTCGGCGTGCGACTTGGAGCCAAAGGAGGTCTGAGCGGCTGCCATGATGGCCTCGCGCTCGCGGGCGACAAGGCGGATCGCTACCTTCTCGAAGAGCGGCCGGTGTGTGATGGCGAGGCGGCGGCGGATGGCGGCAACGTGCTTCATCGCCTTCGTCGCCATCTGCTTCCGCGCTTTTGTCCCCGTCTGCTCAGGAACCTCAATGACGGTCATCTGACGCAGGTAGACATCATGCTCGGGGCCGGCAGGGAGTCCCACGGCGCGAAGGGCCTGACCCTGCGTCACCCAACCGGCATTGACCGCGCCAGACATGCGCGTATAGAGCTCCGTCATCGCGGGCTGTAGGGCGCGAACTCTCGTCAGGTCGAAGTCCACATCCCGGTTCGGCTTGGTGTCGAAGTCCGGCAGGAGCTGGATCTCCAGGTCGGCGGCCATCAGCCGCTGCGCAGGGATAAGCACCGAGTCCCAGGCCGAGGCCTTCGCCTCGCCCATGTTGGTAAAGGTTGACCTTTCGAGGCCCGCGCCAAGTCCGACGACTATTGCTGGTACGCCGATTACGGCGCAGACCCGCTCTTCAGGGACGCGGCGCAACTCGCGGAGGAGCATCTGCTCAGGCGAGAAGGAGAGCACCTGCACCTTGGTCGGCACTTCGAGCACCATCGGCTCGCCCCGGCGGTCCCCGCCGAACTTCGCCATGAACGCTTCCTTCATCTCCTTGGCCTGTTCCTCATTGGGCCTCGCGTCTGTCGATTCCGGCGACAGTACAACGCCGGGCACTCCAAGGTTCCGCATGAGGGCGGCTGTGAAGTTGGCGGCCTCCTCATCCGTGAAGATCTCCCGCATCAGCGACCGCAGGGGCGAGAAGCCCTTGCGGGTATTCTGTGGGTCGAGGCCATAGCGGAAGTGGACGACATCGCCCGGGTCGATCTTGATGGCATCCCGCCCCGGATCGGGGCGATATTCGTAGTGGGAGATGAACGTCTTCCCATCGTCCGGCCACTTCGGCTCCATCGCCCATGACGGCGCCCACCACAACTCGGCGATACCGCGCCCCAGACCCGCCCGCGCCTTCAGCCAGTAGGCGTTACCAGTGAGTTGATGGTCGGCGATGGTCGCCATCCAGAGGAGCACGCCGGAATAGAACGGGTTGGGCCGCTCTATCTTCTGGGGCATCGCATGACGGGGGATGACCTCTCGGCTGCCGTCGGCATTCTCCTGCACTAGGACGACGGGGGCCTCGGGGAACGTGCGGGCGATCCAGTTGATACAAGCCACAACAAGGTTAGAACGGCTCCCATCACCGATCTCCCCCGCATAGTCGAACTTCGTGCGCGGCAGGAACATGGGCCACCAGCCCGAGCCGCCCGCCCAGCGCATGGAAAAGCCCTTGAGGGCGGTGCCCAGGGCTCGGAAGGGAAGCGTCAACCGCCTGGACCACTTCATACGACCGTCCACGTCAGCGCCCTTTCCTCATGCCGCATCGCCCTATCCAGCCCCATCACGAGGGCCACGATCCCGTCGATCTTGCCCTGACTCTCCGCCTTGTCCGGCTTCAGGTTGCCAGCGGGATCCTGCTTCACGGCCACGTTGTCGGCCATCCAGCGCAGCACAGGGTTGCCGCCGTGGTGAATCTTCCGCCCGAGCAGGCGGTGCATAAGCTCCTGCATCGGCGCCGCCATCGAGAGGAAGCCCATGCCGAAGGCCGCTACCTTCAAGCCCTCCTCCATGAGTTCGCTGCATAGTTGGTGTGCCTGGAAGAGGCGATCGACGTTCATGTCCACCAGCCGGAAGGTTGCGGCATCCTTGATGATCTGCGCCTTGATGAAGGCGTACTCTGTTGCCTCGCCCGGCGTCGTCTTCAGCCAGCCTTGACGCGCCCAGACTTGATAGGCATCCCGGTAGCGGTTCGCGGTATCCTTCAATCGCGCCTCCGGGCACCAGAAGCGCGCCAGCAGATCGATCTCTTCGGGGTCCTCCTCGCGGGGGAAGACCATGAGCCAGGCCGTAAGGTCGGAGACGGAGCCCAAGTCCAGCCCGCCATAGCAGGCGCGGCCCCTGAGCTTGTCCTCGTCCACCAGGGGCCCGGCATTGGCATCCCAGAGATCGAGGTCGATCCACCTGGACTGTTGCTGCGTCCATTGGTTCAGATGCAGACGGCGAAAGCTGTTCTGGAAGGCGGGCATCTCCCGCGCCTTCCGCTCCTCTTCGACAAGGTGCTCCGTGCGTAGGAAGTCGCCCAGTGCCGGATTGCACGCTCGCCAGACCTTCCGATTCTGCCAGTCGGACTCCTCGGGCGCTGCGTAGATGACGGCGTAGAAGGTAGGGTCCTCGATCGTGCCCGCTAGGATTCGCTGGGCATACTCGTGGATCTCCCAGCAGATCGACTCGCGGTCGTAGCCCGCCGTGGTGATCATGAAGGTGAGCGGCTGCTCGCGGGCCCCCGTCGACGTCATCAGGGCATCGTAGAGTTCGCGGTTGGGTTGGACATGCAGCTCGTCGAAGATGATGCCATGCGCGTTGAAGCCATGACTGCCGGCGGCGTCGGCGGGGATCGCCCGGTAGAGGTTGCCCGTCTTCGGCACGATGATCCGCTTCGAGGAGTCGATGATCTTGGAGCGACGCCGGAGGCGCGGGGAACGCCTCACCATGTCGGCTGCCACATTGAAGACGATGGAGGCTTGGTCGCGGTCGCGGGCCGCCCCATAGATTTCCGCGCCCTGCTCCCTGTCCGAGAAGAGCAGATAGAGGGCCACGGCCGCGGCCAGCTCCGACTTCCCGTTCTTGCGCGGGATCTCGATGTAGACCGTCCGGTATCGGCGCGTCCCATCGGGGTTCTTCCACCCAAAGACCTCCCGGATGATCTTCTTCTGCCACTTGCGTAGGGCGAACGGCACGCCGGCCCAGATGCCCTTCGTGTGCTGTAGCCGGTCTATGAAAATGACCGCCCTGTTGGCGGCCGCCTCGTCGAAGTAGTAGCCTGGGTCTCTCATGCATCAATCCAGATCATCCTCTGGATCATCCTCTGGCTTCTGCACCGAGAGCCGGCTTCGCGCGCTGGGCGTCAGGCCAAACTCGGCGGCGAAGGCGCGAACGAGTTGCCACGCCTTGAAGGCAATAGAGACTTCAGGCCGCTGCTGAAGGTAGCCGTTCGGTGTTTCCTTGACCTGGCCCTTCTCTGCCAGTACCTTCTCGGCAGCCACGGCCCGCGCCCACGCCTGGCAGTAGCCTGCGAGGGCCGCCCTATCGATGACTGTGAGGAGGCCGAGCCGCTCCAACTCCGGGACGATGCGGCACCATTCACGTTTGGCTTCACCCTTGAGTCCCGCAGGACGACTAGGTGCAACCGGCGTGGGTTTGGGTTGATTCTTCTGAAGCGGGCGGTGGCCGGGGTTGCCCTCGATGATCCGCAGTTGCAGCGGCTTGGGCTTACGGCCTACTGTCATCAGCCCCTTGCCTCATTTCGCGCACGCTTGACTGAAGC